GTCGGACGTAAAGCAAGACCAGTATTGATGATTGACCACCAGTTCTCATTTCTACTTCCATGCCATAACAGCTTAGTTTTTGAAATATGTTCTTTGTTGACAAACTCATCAAATCGTTTTTGTGTCTTAATATTCTTGACACGCCATGCTCTATAGAATTTATCTCGACAATCTCCAAGCAGACTCTTAATCATTCGCACATCGTCTTCTGTTGCTTCCTCAAATTCAAGCCCCATTGCTTCAATAATGGTTTCTTGCTTCTCTTCCACATCATCGGTGTCTGGCTCATCCTGTACTGTATGTGTAACAACCTGACCTCTCATTACATCAAGTAGATCCTGTTCATCTTTAAGAATGCGTGCGAAATCTTCTTTGCTTCTGGAAAGATAATCATTGACATTTCCCATTTTTCGTGGAATTACACTAAACAACTCTAACAGAGTATTATTGAAGTCCTCTACTTCTTCTCGCTGCATGAGCTTATCAATTACCTTCTGTGCTTCGTCCACCATAGCTTGTGTTACTTGCTGAGATGAAACCTTATAGTTCGCCTGGATTTTCTGATGAGCCATATCTTGAAGTCTTTGAACGATTTCTGCAATTACTTTATTTTCAATTTCTTTATAACCGTCTTTTCCTCTTGGTTTTTCTTTCTGAATCAAATCCTGTACAAGATGTGTCTGATCCACATATCCTTTTTTAATTTTCTCATTGTACTTCTTATTCCACTGTGACATTGAATAGGATGCGTGCTGGCAACTTGCGCCAACACGACCATATTCAGCCTCGAAAGTATCACCATGCGGAATCATGCGATAATATTTATTATTATTGTTTGTTGTTACCATAACAAGGTAAACTGGTGATTTCTCTTCCATAGTTACCTCCTACTGTACACAAACAAGAATCTGGATATCCGCATCTCCGAAAACAAATCCAATCATTGCTTTCACATCATCCCAGTCAAGCCCACCTCTACCGCAACAAAGTCGTGGAATAGCAAGTTTTGTAGTCTTGTTTTCTTCCATCTGATCTCTCAGATTAACAAGTGCTTCCATAAGAAGATCTCTATCCGGGCTGTCATAGCTGCTATCTTTTACAACCAGAGAATAAACATTATCAATAAGATATGTTTCTCCACACTCAATCTCATCGTACTTATCAGTCAACTTTTCTTTCAGATTGTATGTCTTCTCAAATGCTGCCGGAAGACCAACCTTAAAATTGAGATCTCTGGAAATTCCTTGTGCCAAGTAATATCCCTGTGGTACTGCCATAATGTTGATTTCTAACTCTGCAATCTTCATATTGTTTCTCCTTTATTTTTGCTTGTTTATCATATTTAAAAATTCTTCTTCTGTAATAATCGGCACATTATTCTTTTTAGCATCACGATTCTTACTCGAAGAACTTTCAATATCATTATTGATTAAATACGTTGTTTTCTTTGAAACTCCACCAGCTACCTTTCCTCCAAGTGATTCGATCTTTTCTTGCAGCTCTTTCCTGTTTGAGAAGATATCAAGGCTACCAGTAATTACAAAGATATTTCCGGCAAAGATATCGGAATTTTTCTCTTCTTTTACAAAATGCATATACGATACCAACTCGGAATACATATCGTTCTTTAAAAATACATTATCGAAAAACTCATAGATACACTTATTTACTTCTGTTCCAAATGACTCTAATTCTGTAAAGTCAAATCTTGATTTCAACGCATTTTCAAATGAGTCCCAGTCACCGTCAAATCGTCTGCTGATAATCTTTGCTTTACTTAATGCGATATTCTGTATTCCAAGTCCAGCAATGAAATTTTCCAATTTCACATTTTTACTCTTCTCAATGGCAGAAAGTAATTTTGCAAATGATTTTTCTCCCATACCTTCAAAACCAACGATTTCATCATGGTGGTTTTCCAGTTTGTAGATATCTAAAATATTCTTGATAATCCCGGCATCAGTGAATTTTTCTACCGTTTTTTCAGAAAGACCATCTATGTTCATACATTCTTTTGATGCAAAATAAGCAATCTTTCTAATATTTTGTGCTGCACAATCAATGTTTCTGCAATATAATGATACGCTTCCACCATCTGAACACTGAGTTGTAGTACCTCCACAAATAGGGCATACTTTTGGCACTTCAAAATCTTCTGTTCCACCAGTGGCTTTTATTATTTGCGGTATGATTTCATTCTTCTTGACAATAGTTACTTTTGCACCATTTTTAATTCCAAGTTCTTTAATGATACTGAGATTGTGTAATGATGCTCTACTAACGTCTGTACCATCAAGAATAACTGTATCGAAAACTGCAACCGGCGTAATCTTTCCTGTTCTTCCAACTTGCCAATCAATGCTATGGATTACACTCTCTTCCTCTTCTTCCTTAAATTTGAATGCGATACCATTTCTATAATGGTGTCCTGTTCTGCCCTGTTTCTTTCCATACTCAATATCGTCATACATAACAACAAGACCATCAATGGGTATGTTCTCTTTTTGAGCTTCCATTACCATGCTATCCATCACAGAGTCAAATGTTTCAAATTCAATATCTTTTGGGTTGAACATTCTGTATTTGCACACATCGAAACCAAACTCTTTAATCCGTGTCAATCTACCATTCAGAGAATTGATTTCTTCTAATCCTTCAAGAACATTGAACGCATAAAAATATACTTTTCTCTTTGCACAAACACCTGAATCAAGTTGTTGCACTGATCCACTTGCCAAATTTCGTGGTGTCTTATATCTGTCATCCGCATTAGGAATCTGAGCATTTATGGCTTCAAAATCATCTCTATGAATGATTCCTTCGCCGGTAACTTTTAAGTACCCTTCATATTCTATTTGAAGTGGCACATTTACAAACGTTTTTGCATTATCGGTAATAATGCTTCCTTCTTCGCCATTTCCTCTTGTTGCTGCTCTCACCAATTTACCATCTTCATATTCCAGGCAAATTGTTAATCCATCCAGCTTATACATAAGAAGTGCTTCCCGATTTTTGGTAAAATCCATTGCAACCTTTCTATCTTTCGTCTTATCAAGGCTCAACAATGGAGAACTGTGTTTAATTTTAGGAAGTTCCGAACTTACTCTGAATCCAACGGTTCTTACTGGACTACCAGAGAAAAAGAACCCTGTTTTATCTTCTAAATATTTGAGCCGATCAAAATTTTGATCGAACACATCATTAGAAACGGACGGTTTTGAGAGTGCATAATACTCATAACACCATTGATTCAATTTAATGGTTAGTTCTCGTATCTCTTTTAAATCATCTTGTCTTGACATTTTTCCTCCTATAAGTGGGCACTTTACGCACCCACTTTATTATTGTTTGTTTTTGTACTATCTAATTTGACCTCTCAAATAATACTGCATAACCCCATAAATATAAATTGGAGTGTATGCACGTTCCTTCATGAAAACGATCTGAAGATCATATTTGTGGTTAAAACTATGAATACTTCCAAGATAACTTTTCTTATTGTACTGAGTGCCATAATTTCCATTTACCACATCTTCATATCCTGCATTTTCAATAAGCAAATACTTCTTCTTCGCTTTTGCCGTTGCCATTTCTTTTTCAAATCTAGCTCTTTCGGCTGAGAGATTTGCAGACAACTCTTCAAGATTCGCCTTTCTCTCAATGAATATTTCATCATTGAAATAGGTATCTCTCATAATTGATAACTTCTCATTTTTTGGAACGTAAAAACTATAATCGCCATTCTGCAATGCTTTCTTCTTATACGGAATACCGTGAGCATCGAAGTAATCAGTGATATGGTTGTTGACCTTTTCTTTCGTATCAACCAGAATGACAATTGATGATAGAAGCTCTTTTTCTTCGGCTTCAGTATACTTATACTTTCCTAACATCATTTCTACTTACCTACCATTTCATATTTTGTAGCCCACCAGTCAAATTCGCCCTCGACTGGCACAAACTTTCCTTCTGCCGACATTTTCATCCTTGCTTTTTTCTTTTGGTTGGTGATATGTACAATGTTACCTTTTTGTAGTGGATTTCTGTTAAAGTCCTTTTTGGCAACTTTAACTGTCAGCGTGTTTCCATTTGCCAATGCATATACCTTGACTTTTGGAGTATACTTAGTTTCAGTTTCCAGAACGACTACATATCCTTTATACTGATTATCCACGATGTCGATATATCCTAAGTTCTCAAGCTGATATCCCACACGATCAACGAATGTTGTCCTATCATATGGCATTACATTTATATAATCATGTAAAACACCCATCATATTTACTTTCGTGAATGTTTTTTCACTTTCCTTTTCGGAATTACGTTTGATAATTTCATACGGAATACCAAGTGAATCAGCTTTATCCTTTTTCATCTGCTTTTTACCGTATAGCAAATCAAAGTAATCATACTGTTTCAACAGATATTTTACTTCTCCAAATTCTTCAAAGAAGTTTAGCTGTATCAGAATTTTCATCTGTTTTGAATTGACTGGCAACGATTTTTCTTTTACCACAGCCAACAAATGAATAAAGTCCTGAAATTCAATATCTTTTATAGACTGGAAAGCATCGGCTACTTTTGAGTTAAGATATTTTATAGAAGCAATTCCCTTATAAATTACATTCTCCTCTTTATTAAACGTGTACTCACTTGTGGAATGCCGGAATTTAACACCCTCAACTTTAATACCTTTTTTCTTAGTATAATTGGTGATATTTAGTGTCTTTTCTTCTTTACCCTCGAATGTATTCAATGCTGCTGTCAAGAATTCCAATGGGTAATAATATCGCAAATATCCACATATATATCCAACGCATGAATAAGCGTCTGAATGATTCCATGAGAAAGCGTATCGTGTTGCATCAAGAATACCCTGTTTAATTGGTGGGAAAATTTCTTCAAGCTGCTCTTTCGGCGCACCGTATGTTTCATTGGAATAGCTTATAAATCTGTCATGTATTTCATCAATGAATTTTTCAGTTCCATATTTCTTTGCAATTCCTCGCCGGACTGTATCTGACTCTGCATCCGAATAGCCACAGAAGTTTACCAAGAATTTCATGATATCTTCCTGCATGGTGATTCGCCCGGAAGTTGTTGACAAGAATTCATCCAGTTCTTTGAATCCAGTAACCAGTACATGTCCTTCCGCAACATCATCACGGAAACTTGCACATCCAGGTCTAAGCAGACCATTTCCAAATGAAAACCATTTGATATAGGAAAAGTCTTTATTATTACTTTTCGCAATTGCAATAGTTTCATCTGACATAAAACGTTTGAGATATGCCTGTGCTGAAGTTGACTCCCACTGGAATATCAAAGTTGTGTCTTCCCTAATGTCTCTCCATACGTCTTCGTCATCAAGGTCAACGTTATCTGGTGTCATTCGCTCAATCCCGGCAAGTTTACAGGTTTCATTGATTACACCAATGTTATCAAGTCCAAGAATATCTAGCTTGACATACATGAGTGCATCTAGTTCCTTCATATTTAATACGGAAACTGGATAATCAGAAGTTGATAAACTGCACATTCCAACTTCTTCATCAATATTCAAATCACTTACCAAAACGCCGGACGGGTGTGATCCAATAGAAACGATTGTTCCACTTACGATATCTACATATTTGAATAAGTCTAGATATCGTTCACGGAATACATCGTCAATAATCCATTTGCCATCTTCCAGATATACCGCCTCTGATATTGCAGACGTTTCTACGATAGACATTCTCAATGCTCGTCCTACGTCCTTAATTGCCCCTTTTAATGCAATCGTGTTGAACGTAATAATCTCACTCGCTCGAATGTTCGGAAGATCCATGTGATCTCTCAGAATGAATTGCTTAATGATATCTCTATCTCTGGAAGAATAATCTGTATCAATATCAGCATTTGTAACACGGCTTGGATTCATAAAACGGAAGAAGTTTAATCCAAATTTTTTACTATCCATTTGAGTGATTCCAAGTATATATGCAACTTCGCTTCCAGATACAGATCCACGACCATATCCACAGAAGATATCATGTTTTGTTTCCCATTCTCTCAAATAGGTCTGCAGCAACATAAAGTCAATGGACTTCGTTTTTTCATACACATCGACTTCATCTCTTATGATTGGATTGATTTCTTCCGGCTTATATCTCTTGCGAACATATGGATGTACTTTATATGCCTGGTTAATTTTCTGTTTATAAGTTTGGAGTGGATGATCGTATATTTTCGGATATTTTGTGTTTCTATCCAATTCAAATGTTTCAACACAATCTGCCATTCTGTTTGTATTCATAATGGCTTCCATCCACACTTCTTCTGGCAATGAATCCTGTCTCTTATATGCTTCACACAATGCTTCAAAGGACTTAAATGTTAAATCCCATGCGTCTTCTTCCGCAAAATGAACACCCTTACTAAGCTGCAGAATCTTTCTGCCCTCCATATGTGTGTCATTTAATGCATGTGTATCTGTTCCGGCAATCAACGGAATACCGTACTCTCTGCTTAATGCATACAATTCTTTATTATAGTTTATTTGGTCTTCAACATTATGGTGCTGAATTTCCAAGTAGCACCTATGCTTATTTTTTATGCAGAATTCCAAAAACCTCTCTTTTACTTTGTCTGTACCTTTCGATAAGATACCACCAAGACAAGCAGATGTAACTATCACATTGTCGGAAGTATTCAGCAAATCATCAAGGTAAATTCTCGGCATATAGTAAAAATGACTATCTGTTCTGCAAAATGATTGTGAAGTTAATCTATTGATTTCTCTGACACCAGCATGATTTTTTGCGATTAAAACACAGTGATAGTTGTCCCTCGTCTTTACAACTTTTTCTTCTCTAATACTTTCTGGATCTATCGGATATGTCTTATCGTCATCTATGCTTTTTGCCAGATACACACCATCTTCTCTCTTGTAGTAGCTCTCAAAAGATATTCTCACATCTTTTTTCGCTGTACTTGAAGTAAATAAATCAATGGCACTGTATACTGTGCGTTTGTGGTCAGAATTGTTATCTTCGGTTATGTAGGCTTCTACCGCATGAATATATTTCATTCCGGCATTTTCAATAGCTTCCTTTTTATGAAACCACTCAAAAATATTGCCGTGTTCGCTAAAAGCCATAGCTTTCATTCCCAGATTTTTTGCTGCCTCTATGTATTCACCAAACTTTGTAACACTATCTACATTGGTTACTCCGTTCGATAAGTCACTATGGAGATGATATACTACATAATTGTCCATACCTACCTCCTAGTAATTCTTATATTCGCAATATGAATTTCTGAATTTACACAGATTGTGGCAGTAATAGAAATCTACAGTCGGTGGGAATTCACTTGTATTTCTGACTTCTTCCAGGGTATCTATCGCCCATTTCTTAGCTTCTTCATAATCTTCTTTGTTAAAATCAAGAAAATCCCACTTTCTATCTCCAAAGTAATTCCAACCTATACGGTCTGGGAATACACCGTACTCATTGAATACCTGTATTGAATAAAGATATAGCTGCCTTTTGTACTGCTGAAATTTATCCTTTTCGGATTTCAGTAACTTTCCTTTCTTCCCATAGGGATATTTTGACGATTTATGGTCAATGAGAACAATTTTTCCTGTATCTTTCTCTCTTAAAAGTAAGTCGATATATCCAGTGAATTTATACCCATTGATTTCAAAATCACATTTCTTTTCGATGCCAAGAATCTCATACTTACTGAAATCAATATCAATGTTATCGAAATATTCAATTGCTTTCTGTTTGTAATTCTCTCTGATGTCTGCGGTTTTGTGGTATACGAACTCTTTTACTTCTTCATCATAGTGTTCAACAAAGTAGTCAGACAGTTCAAATAAGCCAAGCTCACCTTTTGCATACATTTCAAGAATCTTGTGACAGAACTTTCCAAACTCCGCATAGAAGTTGTTTGTTCCTTCTGCCTCTTCTATATACTGCAAATACCATTCATATTTGCAGATGCAAAATGAATTCAGTCTACTAAAAGACCAAATCATGTTATCTATCAAAAAGTTATATTCTGACATTATTTACCTCATAACTTTATTTTGGTTTGATATAGGCGATCCCAAATGTCTTTCCCTTTATCTACGGGCGAATTTTTATCACTCACTTTCCCTAATAATCCCTTTTTGTCAATCACAACATATACGTTCACAAATCTCATAAGTAACTGAATTGTCTCTTTATCTAATATTTTTTCAAGTGAAACGTCATTGTCAAAAGCAATTACCACATCGCAATGTAGACCAATAATCGTCTTTACCTGAAAAATTGTAAGCTCACTGGTTTCTGATGAAACTGAATTGGGTTGGCCATAACTATCAAGTTTCATAACAGATTTCAGTGATTCAAAAATAATAATTTCTTTGTACTGCTGTATGATATCTTTCTTAAAACAAAATCCTTGAAGGTAATCTAAATCGCCAACTGGATAATAGTTCATATATTTTGGAATCGGTGGATCAAAGTCTTTATAGCCATCGTAAAGAGTTCTCCCCTTTACATTTATCAAATTTCCGTCATTATCATATACAGGATATACAATACGATTGGCTCTTTTGTCATACCGAACACCATATTTTTCCATGATGCTTTGTGGTATTCCTTCTTCAATCCATTTTGTTATTCGCCGGTGTTCAAAATCATTTAAGATTTTTTCGTCCAAAATTGGATGTGTTACCGGCAATTGTTGTTTTTTCTTTTTTCTGGCTGCTTTTTTAAGATACCTAACTGTAGTTGATATCTCTGTCTTTTCATCACTTAATCCAGCAACCCCACACAAATATGAAACAGCACGCTCATATGACATATTCAAATGTTCCTGGCAGAAAGTAATTACATCTCCACCCTTCTTGCAACCAAAGCAGTAATACATATTTTTACTTGGTGTAACACTGAACGAACCAGTTCTTTCATCGTGTAATGGGCATTTCCCAAAATATTCCTTCCCTTTTCTTGTAAGGTCAACATACTCTCCGATGAAATCAACGATGTCAATATTCTCTTTTATTTCTTCGATCAGGTCATCGCTGTATTCTTTCATGTGTTTCGCTCCTAATATGGAACTTGCTGTTCCTCATGTTGTTTTGCTTCTTCAATCCTCATTTGTGCCCCTGAAAATTTGAAGTCTATATATTCGTCCTCAAACATTCCTTCGCCAAGTCTGTTAAGAGCAATATGGAATGCATAATTTCCACATTCTTTTCCGTCATTAGCCATTTCATCGGCTGTTTTCTTTCTCCACTTGGCACTCACACTTGCATATCTTTCCAATTTATCAGAATCGGCAACCCTATCTTCACGGTTGAGCTGCGCACCAGCCAAAACAGCAACATCCAATTCTCCGGCGATTCTGTTTTTTAAAAAGTCACATTTTGCACCTAAATCATTATACTGATTACTACTGTCTGTTTCTGCACTCTTGAAATAATCATAGATTACAAACTGTAATCCCATTTTGTATTTCATCATCCGGCACTTATTAAACAATTCCTCACTTGTAGCGTTTGGAATAAACTCATGTACAAATGGCTGTTTTTTAAGCCATTCATTTGTATCGTCAATAATCTTCTGTTCTTCCGGCAAAAGATTTCCGCTCTTTATTTTTTTCTGATCTATTCCAGTCAGATTCGCTAACATACGAAGGTAAAAGAGTCTGTCATTCATCTCAGTATCAAAGTAAATTGTTGGGATTCCTCTCTGAATCTTATCCATTGCCTCATTGAGCATGAATGCACTTTTACCCATTTTCATACGACCAGAAACCATAACAAGCTCTCCACTTTCGTATGAAAAATACCTTGCAAGATGTGGAAATTTAGACGGTACTCCAATCGTCCCGTCATTATTCCTACGCTCGCAGACTTCTTTCCAAAGTTCCGGCACTTTTTCTCCGAACATTAAGAAATCATTGTCAAACATATATCTTCCAGTCAATTCTTCCAAATTGTCGTACACAATTTTGTTGAGCTGGTTCAGATCAAGTTCTTGCGTAAGAATTTGTCTCTGTAATTTACTGAGTAATTTATATAAGTCTCTTTTGAATGCAAGAGTTACAACACTGATAACTAAGAGCTGATATTCTGCAATCGTATGACGGGCTGCATCGCTACAGAGTTCAATGAATTCGTCCATATCTGGCATATTGACACTTTCAAGTGTTTTCTTAACTGCATTGTTTGACTGCAACATATTTGAAATGTTGAATGCATCAATATTATCTACACCAGCTTTAATCAATTCATCAATCGCCCAGTATAAGCAACCATTATCTTTGTGATAGAAATACCCTGCCTTGAGAACATCGGAATGCAAAATGAAATCTGGGTGATATACCAACGTGGCAATAATCCCGGCTTCTGCTTGTGTGTCAGACAGTTTTTCTAATTCGCTATTCATTCATGCCTCCCAGAATGTTTCCGAATCCAAAATTACCACTACCAGCAGAAAAATTAGTAGTCGGTTTAACCGTTGTATCAACCGGCTTTGATTCGATTTCAACATCCATTTGCTTTTTCATCTCTTTCTGCATTTCCAGTTCATTCTTCTTCTCATATGCCTTTTTGACTCTTACATTATCAATCAGATAATATAATCCAGGCGCATGTGTTATCGGAATTTTATGCTCTAACGCATAGTCAATACAGAACTGCAGATATCGTGCTGCTTCCAAATTTGACTGTGCTTTTGTGAGTTTTTTATTTTCCAGTTTCTTACCAAAAACAATATTATTGATAATCTTGTTTAAGGCACTGACAACCACAGAGCTGCTAATCTTATCCAGATAAGTTTCTCTGATATCTTTGATTGTTTCAGACACTTCGTAACAATCTTTATGCCAGTATCGTGTGCCAATTTTTACAGCTTCATCTTCTGCCACTTTTCCATCAGCATGTGCGCAGTGGGAAAATCCGCATTTATAATGTTTCATTTTCAAGTTCCTTTCTATAAATAAAAGAGGGAAAGCTATTGCCCTCCCTCTGTTGTTATTCTGACTTCATATCTTTCTCTAAGAGATATGTGGCTTCCAGATCAGATTCATGGAGAGCTAAAATCACTGGATATTTTTCAATAGCTGAACCAAGAGTGTTCCAGTTTTCTTTAGGCTCTGTGAACCCCATATGCCATCGGATAGCATATCTTTCAATCGGTTGTAATTTAATAAACTCTTCAAGCATCATGACGCTCTTTTCGCCGTGACCATAAGGAACAAGATCATTTACTTTGTAGAACTCTACCGCTTGCCAGTCAAATCTACCTTTTTCGTCCTTCTTAGAACCTGTTTCGCTGTAAATTTTCTTGTTTTTATAATCAGTTTCATACATGTATGTCTTGCAGATATCATGGAAAAGAGTGATTATTTTGCTGGAATCATCTGAAATATTGCCTAAAACTGTTTTATATGGTTCTGTCTTGCGTTTTTGCTCAAACATGTCATACACATTCAAGCTATGTATCAATAACCCTTCCGGGATTGAACAATGGAATCTTGTACTCGCCGGTGCTGTGTAAAAGTCCGATTTTTCCAAGAATTCCACTAATTCGTTTATCCCTTCTCTGTTTATTGAGCGTACAAGACTAACAAACCTGTCTTTATTTTCGCTCATTTATATCCTCCGGCTTAGTTAAATGGAAGTTCGTCATCAGCGTCATCCGGGATATTCATAAATCCGTCATCTGCTTTCTTTTCTTTATTATTGTTTGATTTAGGTGCAGCAGAAGAATTTTCACCATCTGTGCTACCTTTTTTCTCACAGAATTCCTGAGTTGCCACGATTACATCTGTTGTATAGACTTTTTTACCGTCTTTATCATCATAGCTTCCTGTCTGGATTCTACCAGTAACACCGATCATCATTCCTTTTGTAAGATACTTTTCTGCAAACTCTCCGGCTTTACCAAATGCAACACAAGAAATAAAATCTGCTTCCTGCTTACCTTCTCCGTTTTTAAATGGGCGTGATACAGCAAGTGTATATCTTGCTACACATGTTGCGTTACCACCCTGGGAATAACGAACCTCTGGATCTCTTGCTAAACGACCTACTAAATTTACATTATTCATTCTGTAATATCTCCTTTTTTATTTAAGTGCTTTTAACTCTTCTAACAGTGCTTTGGAATCATCAATATTTGTGATTCTCTTCGGGTTTCCATTGGAAACATACTTCTTACAAAGCTCTGTTACTTTTTCATTGTGGGTTTCTGACTTCTTTTTTGCAAGATTGAAACATTCAAGATTTACTTTATCAAGCTCTGATTTTTCAGCCTGTTTCTTTGCTTCTTTCTTCTTCTCTTCTTCAGGAAGATCTTCTCCCTCATAGATATATAAGCCTAACCCGTGACGGGCACACGCTTTTGTAAGTGATCTCTGAATAGATTTATTAGCATCTGTTGATGTAATAGAATCTGCCGGAATAGATTTATTACGGAAATCCATAATAGGAAGTTCCTCAATCAGTTCCATATCATTGATCGTTACGCCGGTCTTAACCCAACCAGTACGTCCGTCATCAAACCACGGTCTTGTATTTCCCTTATCATCCATCGTCTGCTCATAGATTTTGAATGTTGCATCTGGGAATTTCTTTTTTACTTCTGCCCAAGCTGCTGCCCATGACAGGTAATTCAAACCGTTCTTCTGTTTTGTCTTCTCACGAACGTCCACATCGTACAATTCCTGGAAGTAATTCTTTTCGTCCATTTCTTTATTCCTTTCATCATTTATTATTGCTTGTTTATAGTACCACGATTTCCAAATTTGTCAACTACTTTGCATTAACTTTTGCAGAAGAATTTGAACTTAATTTTTCCATGTTCTTAACAAGCTGCAGATTATCATTCAGAATGAATGCAGTTGCCTGATCCTCTGTAAAACCGGCTTTAACATATGCATCAAACTGGTTTTTCTTTCTGGTTGCAGCAATCTCGCAAATCTCTGTATTATTTGCATAATCTCTTGCTACGTCTACAATTTCTTTGCACACTTCGTAAACTGCTGGTTTATATTTTTCAATATAACCATGAGCAAGTCCTACAAAGCTCTCTGGTGACTCCTTTAATAATCTTAACAATAATTCTCCCATTATTGATGTTCCTTTCCTTCTCTTATGATTTTTAGCCCACACGCCCGTTGGTGTGAACCTTTGTATTCACCATCGTTTTCAATCAGAAGATTTACTATATTTCTACTAAGACCATATTCTTCCTTACAATACGAAAACAATTCCATTTTTCTTGTGAATTTTATATGTACATCTCCGATGAATAAATGGTACTGCAATTTCGGATATTTTCTTTTAAAAGACGTATCTCCTTCACTACAACAATATGCTTCGCCACATTTTTTCAACTTGTATATCAATCGAAACTCAGCCTCTTGCGCCTGAATCGGATCTTCACAATACTGTACTATCTCAACTATGATATTGCATGTTCCTCCGAATGATATTACTTCATTCTTCCAGGATTGATTTCTGTGCTTTCCAAACTCATATGCTCTCAATGGGTTTCCCTTTGCAGAACCGACATAAAATATTTTGTGTGTTAAAGGATTTCTGTGGATATATACATAATATTTTTCTGTCGGCAATACAAGATCCCTATGATAGAGCATATATATTTTCATCGTTGACGATAATGAATTTTTTGCCACTCTTAATCAATTTGCTATCATAATCTACAACACCACACTGAAAATCTTTGAACATATCTTTTGCATAAGCAAAACCTCTTATTTTTCCATCAATCGGGAAAAAGATTGTACTATTGCTTATGCACATGTTTCCAAGCGAACACTCATACTTAATTTCATCACATTCATATTGAATATCATTTTCTTTAAATACAAGAGTTAGAAAACTTCCAGTTTCGTTTTCCAGAACTACTAACCATTTATCGGCAACAACATCATAGTGAATGCCATAGTTTGTAACCCTTCCATTGTATTTATAAATGTGGTTTATGCCGTTAATATCAAAGATTATTTTACTCTGATAATAGTTGACAACGAAATATTTTCCATTGCTCACTTCAAAATAACAACTATCGCTGCATTTGCAAAGATTTCTAAAGCTATTCCCATTCTTCGTAATAGTTACTTCTGTCAAGGTATTCTGCTTTGAAATGTAATACATCTTATCTCCATCAACAACTACTCTTGATTTAAACTTCTTATCAAGTTCATAATCCTTTTCGCTATGAATGGTAATCGTATTATTATCATCCTCAATCAAATATCCATCTGAATGAAAATGATATTTTATCAAGTTTTTGTGCTTATATTTCTTGCCACTCTTGATATCTACAACATTATCATCGGTATCAATGTACATATTCTCATCGACAACCGCTTTAATGCTTGATTTGACCAACAGTTCTACAAGCTGCAATCCAGACTGTACGCCCTGATTTATTGGCTTTCTATTGATCCTTGCAGAGTTATCACATACTGGGCAGACATTGTATTTATCATAGTAATAATCCCTATCTGTATCACAGTATTTCAGATGACAACTTAGCTCATGAATTTCACCGTGAAGTTCCCGGCTTTTATTCTCGAAAACTGCTTTAAGCGCACTGATAAGTTCTGGCGATAGACCAGCCCATGATCCGATTGTTTTCGGAATCTTTACCGCCGGATTGTCTATCACGGATATACCTTTCTTCATACGTTCCATAATATTCATATCCGGCTGCATTGTCCCACCAAACGGATGAATTCGTGTCAGAGATTTCCAACTCAATACACTGAATGCATATGTATCTGTTTTCTGGTCAAAGTTATTTGAAACCAGTAACGGATCTTTGAATAAATCCATAGCAACATCACATTTCTCAAAATCAATTGACCAACTATCGCAGTCAATGATAGAGATATTATAGTGCTTATCAAACAAAATGTTCTGATCGTTCAAATCGCCAATGTATATGCCCTGCTTATGCAAATCAGCCAAAACATCAAACAATCTGTCAAGCATGGCAAGAATCTCTTTCTTTGTAATTCCATTCGCTTTCACGAATTTTTTATTTGACAATTTCTTGAATTCTTCTCCGTCTACTTTGTCCATGATGTAACCAACAAATTTATTCCGGCTGTCATAGACAATATCAATCGGAGAAATGACTTCTGCTGGTAAATTCTTCGCCATTAAGAGTTTAATCTTTTTCTCTTTGGTTGGCATATTCACATGGGATTTATAAGCCTTTATCAGCTTATCTCCATATTCATATATAATTCCTTCTCCACCTTCGGCTAATACCGGCAATCTTGTTATGTTGCTTTTTAAAATCATTTCTCTATCGACTTTCTTTTATTTTACTTGTCGCTTGATACGACCTTTACAGTTGCACCAGCCTGAACAGTAGCGGTTGCCATGTCTTTCATCTGAGCATATGCTGCATCAAGTTTATTGGAAAGTTCTGCATTGCTCTGTGTCAGTGCTTCAACCTGAGATTCCAGATTCTTGATTTTTGCATCTGCCATTTCCTCTGCATGTTTCTTATCAGATTCTAACGCACGTTTTTCAAATGCAAAACTCTTGTCTGCTTTAGCCTTTGCCTCTTTCGCTGCGTCCTCTTTGGCTTCTGCCAGTTTATCCGGGAATGCTTCAATCTGTGCTTTCATAGCCTGAATTTCTTCTTCTTTCGCAGCAATCGCTTCTTCACGCTCTGTTACGGCATCATCTTTTGCCTGAATTTCTGCTTCACGCTTTTCTTTTTCTTCTGCCCAAGTGTCGGCATCTGCCTTACGATCCATCTTCAGATTGTAGTCATACTCATCTTTCTCACGATTACGTTTCTTGTTGATATCGGTATTGTACTCTTTTACTTCTTCATCAGCCTGTTTCTTAGCTTTCTGAACACTCTTTTCCAAATCTGCAATTCTTTCTTCTACTTCTGCTGTCTTATGTGCCAGTTCTGCATCGAGATCCGCTTTCTTCTGTTTGTACTCATCGTTCATTTCAGCTACTTTCGCTCTATGAGCATTGATAGCTGCTGCCAGACCGTCAGCTTCAGCTTTGATACCGTAGAGTCCTTCTAACTCTTTCTGATATTCGTCAATCGCAATTTTCAGGTCATTGTACTGTTTCACAATAGTATCTGAAAATACTTCATTACTTGCTGCTACTTCTGCATTCTGCATAGATGCTTCCAGTGCCTCTTTCTTTGCATTTTCAACCGGCGAATCGCTCATAGCTTTAAGTTTCTCCAACTCAGCTAATGCCTGAGTATATGCGTCCATAATCTGTGCTTTTGTTGATTTCTCAGTAATTTTTCCCATTATATATCCCTTTCTTAAAAAACAATTGTAATATCATCTCTGAATAATTTCTGGTTACGGTTAATAAATCTTTTTATTTTCACTGCTTTCCCAGACTTTAAACATTCAATAAATTCCTGTTTGATATCTTCATCTGCATTTACAATAAATCTCAATCCATCGGAAGCAATACCTACATTCTTATATTCTTCCTTACTGAATAGCTTATTTTCTACAGAAACACCATCTGCATAATGACTAAGATATTTCTTGTCAATATAGTTGTAGATATAGTATTTCGGATATTCTCCATCGGTTAGTTCAACAAACGATATGTTTCCATCGTTATCTTCCAGAATAAGAAAACCATCACCACAATTTGATGCAATGAAATACTCATTACTTTCTGTTACCGAAAGATATGTAAAGCACAAGAAATTTTTCATATCTTCAATTGTCTGCCCATATACAGCAACCAAAGAAGAAAAAGCCTGTTCGATATCATATCCTTTTGACAACAGGTGGCAAAATGTCTTCGCTCCTACTTCTGAATGTAATCCTTCAGAACAACCGTCTGCCACAACCTTCACTTTGTAATCTGACAATTCAAACCCGTAATCCTGGCAGTTCATTCCGATAGATAAATGATCGTAACCTATTTTGTTTACAAGCATATTTTTCTCCATGTACTGCCCCACCCTTAATGAATGGGGCAAATTCTGTTATTCTTAAATGAAGAAGTTATCTCCATCGGCTACAACGCTCTTTGAGCTTTCGATTACAGATTTGCTCAGACAATCGAACGCTTTTCTCAGCTCAGATGCAGAACTTGATACATCCAGAATATTTCTGAATCCCAGGCTCTTTGCAATACCTGTAGCTGTACCACCAAAACTGATGAATGCTGTTGTAATTTCTTTATTGTTTAGATCCTGAATTCGGCGTTTTGCTTCACTCGGATCATTGGAAACTGTATCTTCGCCATCACTGAAAATTGCAAATACCGCTTTTACACGTACTCCCTGCTGTCTCAGATATTCCATGTAGTCAGTAAGTTTCTGTGTACCATCTTCGATGACATTGTACAGTGCTGTCATACCACTGGCATCGTAGCTTGTATCAAACTCTGTGATTTTCTTGTAACCACCCACGTTGATTGAGCTGTTAAAGTCTGCTCTTGCTACCAGGATTTCATCTGCCTCTTTAGAGTCGGTTAATGCCTGTTTGAACTCTTTCAAACAAGAAACCATATCACCTCTGTATGAAGACATTGATCCAGATTTGTCAATTCCAATGAAAATCAGATTGACATTTTCACTGTCGATATCATCAACGGCTGTGTTCTGCATTTCGATTTCATCTAATCCATCAATAATAATTTCTTCCATCTTTCTACTCCTTACAGTTTAAATTCAGTGCTGCGTACAATGTTGAATTTGTACTTTTTCTGAAGATCTGCATACATCTTGTCAACTTCGGCTTTATCACCAATGGCAGACATACAATCTTCCAGAATGTAGAACTTTTTCAGCATATCAGTGTCATCTTTGTAAAATTCAAGCATCTGGCAGAGAGATTCGTATACACAATAATCTCTTGCTTCACCGCCGATGATGATTTTGTCAAATTTTGCGAACTTG